TGGCGATGTGTCCGGCATTGTAAACTGTTACGATGACGGATTCCTCATGATGCCCGAAGATCATATCCTGCGGATCATCCTTGTCAATCTCACAAGGGAATTCCCAATCGCCAACCCATGTGGCAACCTCTTCTCTGACCTCTGCCTCATCTCTCCAGAATGGATCCAGGCATCGGAAGAGGATGGAAAACTCTTCGGAGATATTCGGATGCGAAAATCGAGGAGTTTCCTTGGCTTTTGCACCGATTTTCTTGATATAATCGCCATACTGATAGTAGAGCGTGCCCAGGAGATCCGGATTGAGGATCCTGACCGCTTCTCTTCTCAGCCTCAGCTGTGTGTCCTTGTCCGGATCTTGAATCTTGCCGGTGATCTCGATGTCACGAGGCTCGATTCTGTTGCCCACGAGTGTGTCACCGTGCTGTCCCATGGATCCGGTGGAATAGATTGTGTTTGTGATGTCCGAGATGCCTGAGACATCCTTCTGGACATTCACATGGTATTTTGAGCCAATTCCAAAGGTGATGCTCTCACCTCTGGAATTGACATATCTCAATGATTCATACTGTTTCATGTCAGCGCCCTCGCAATCTGTTTGAATTCATAGGCTGCTGCCTTCTGCTGTTCGGAATAACTTGTCTCGTTGGCATTGATGGTCTGATTGACTGTGATCGGCTTCATGCCCTGATCTACAAGCTGGCTCATAAGACTAACCATCTGAGCGAGAAGCTGTGCGGAAGCTCCTGCACCGGATTCCTCTCTCACGATCTGTCTCAGATCATCCAGAGCTCCAACAAACTCAGGACGCTTCTCGCCTACACCGATGATGGAAGGGCGGTCAAAAATACCACCTTTGTCATACCATTCCACAGAGAAGCTAGGGAGCGAACCTTTGCCACCAATACCATAAGGAGCCTCACCACCGCTCACGGAGATGTGAGGGAGCTTGATGTCCAGCTTCAAGCTAATATCGAAAAGCTTCTTGATCTTCTCGATGATTCCGGAGATGGTATCATGTGCCTCCTGGATCTTCGATGTAAAGCTGTTTTTGATCTCCTGCATCTTGGATGACACCGTGCTTGCGATAGAGCCGAGCTTCTCAGAGAAAAATCCCTTGATCGATTCGAGCTTCTGGCTCACATTTGTCTTGGCATCCTCCATCTTATTCTGGAAATGCCCCTTGATCTCAACCATCTTCGTGGAGACCGTGCTGGCCGCCGTGGCCATCTTCGTTGAAAAGAATGTTTTCACATTCTCAAGCTTGGTGCTGACATCATTCTTGACATCGTCCATCTTGGTCTGCACGTTGGTCTTGATGCTCGTGAATTTTGTTGTCGCTGTCGAGAGAGCTGCAGAGAGCTTCTCATTGAAGTGAGCCTTTACATTCTCAAGCTTCTCAGAGACATTGTTTTTCACATCTTCCATCTTGGTCTTGACTGTGTTCAGCACATTAGAGAGCTTTCCGCCGGTCAAGTTATCCACGAAAGTGAATCCGGCTGTATAGTAGCCTTTGATGCCCTCCATGGTAGCCGCAACAGCACCCTTCAATCCTCCGCCGTGCTGGTCATAAGCCGTGCGCATATTGTTGAGCTTCTCGCTCATGGTGTCCCTTGCCGCCTGCCATACGGTGCCAACCGTCTGACCTATTGCGGAATTGGCAATCGCTGATTTCATGTCATTCCATTTTTGAGTGACCGCTTCCCTCATGGCTGTGACCTTCTCAGAGACAGCCTTCTTCATGTTCTCCCACTTCTCTTTGATGGCATTGCCGATCTCCTCAGCTTTCGCCTTGATGGTGTCCCAATTCTTATATAGAGCCACACCGATTGCGATGACCGCCGCAATGGCAGCGATCACAAGTCCAATCGGACCTGTCATCACAGAGATTGCTGTGCCAAGTGCCGGAGCCAAGGTCATGATCGTGCCGATCAGAGAGATGACCTTGCCCACAATAATCAAAAGCGGACCGATGGCAGCCACCACAAGTCCGACCTTTGCAATCATTTCCTTCTGCTCATCAGATAAGCTGTTGAACCAATCCACAGCCTTCTGGATGGCATCGGCCACCTTCTGGATCGTAGGAGCCAAAGCCTCGCCCAGAGATGTTGCCGCAACATCGATGGAGCTCTTGAGCTTCTCAATGGATCCACCGAATCCGGACATCATCGCCTGGGACATCTCTGCTGTTGTGCCTTCTGTCTCCAATGCCTTGGAGAGCTCGGAAACATCACCAGGAGCCGAATTGATGAGAGCCAGCCATGGAGCCATCTGATTCTTTCCGAAGATAGCGGAAGCCGCTGCGATCTGTTCTGATTCAGACAGCTGGCCAAAAGCATCATGGAGCTCTCTCTGAATCGTCACAGAATCCTTCATCGATCCATCAGAATTGGTGACAGAGATTCCGAGCTGCTCCATCATCTCAGCACCTTCCTTGGCCGGAGACACCAGCCTTGCAAGTCCGGTCTTTAATGAATTAGCCGCCTTGTCTGCATCGATTCCGTTGTTGGCCATAACTCCCATATAGAGAGCGGCATCATTTACTGTGTAACCTGCAGCCGAGAAAATAGGTGCAGCCACAGACATTGCGCTCGATAGGCTGTCCACATCCAATGCCGAATTATTGCAGGCATTGGCGAAAACATCTGCATATTTGGCCGCATCGTCAAAGCTTCCATGGAATCCATTGATTGTGGCCACAAGTCCGGCAGATACTGTGTCCAGATCTCCGCCTTCGCCTGCTGCCAGATTCATGGAAGGAGCCAGAGCTGCTGCCGCCTGCTCAGCCGTAAGACCGGCACGAGCGAAATTCAGCGTTGCTGTTGCCGCATCATTCATTCCAAAGGTGGAATTCGCTGCAGCATCTTTCATCGCCTGATTGAGAAGATTTGCCTGCTCTTCCGTGTTGCCCATGGTGGCATTGGTCAGCTGCATGGTCTTGTCAACCTCTGCAAACTTAGCGACACCGACAGAGCCAACAGCTACCAGAGGAAGCGTGACATGAGTGGTCAGATTCTGCCCCACCTCGGAGATCTTCGCTCCTACATCCTTGAGCTTCTCGCCCACTGCAGCGACCGCCTGAGCTCCTGCAGATCCGAAATTCTTTGATTCCTTGTTGAGATCCTTAAGCTCCTGCTCGCACAGGTCAATCTGTGTCTGGAGCTCTCGATATTCCCTGGAATTCTTATCTACTCCCTGAGAATCAAGCTGAGCCTGTGCCTGCTTCATCGCATCCAGCTTCGTCTTGGTGTCTGCGATCTTATCATTCAGAAGCCCCTGCTTATCTCTTAAGAGATCAATATTCGTGGGATTGACCTTGAGAGCCTTCTCCACGTTTTTCAGCTCTGTCTGCGTCTGCTTAATTGCTCTGTTGGCGGAATTCAGAGCGCTGGACAGCTTCGTGGTATCAGCACCGATCTGAATTGTGATTCCTTTAATTGTTCCAGCCACTCATTTCACCTCCTAAAATGCATCAAAATCGGCTTGATTAGCCCTTCGAGATGTCACTCTTTCACCGGTCTTTTTGTCTACCTTTCCGGAATCCTTGTGCATCTCATTCCACTCGATGATGTAGTCCACCCACATGCCGAGTGTCATATATTCAGTATCTTGCATCCGCAGGCCTCTGGAGAGACCTGCCACAAGAATCTTGTCGATTGTTATTTCTCCGCTTTCTCCTCCGGCTCCTCCTTGAGTTCCTTCGGAGACGGAGTTTCCAAGTTTTTTGATGTAAAACATGATTCGATCGCATCCGGGATCAGCTCTGTCACAATGGTGAGAGCCTCGAAATCATCTCCGAATGACTGAATCCAAGTGATCGGATCCGGGAGATTCTTATCACAGAGCTTTGCCATCGCCCAGGCAACCTGAGTGATTCCTGTGAATCCCATTTCCTCATAGAGGATGATGGCCTGCTCTTCTGCCTGCTCATCGTTCTCTGCAGGCTTATCAGCTCCCAGAAGCATGATCTTTTTGATTGCCGGCATGAATATCTTTGCCGGATCTGCACCGAATTGGCTTTTATATGCGAAAGCCCACGCAAAAGATGTGGAGAATTGCACCTGCTTATCTCCGAATGTTAGTGTCTTAACCATAAAAATTTCCCTCCTGCTGCATCGCTCCGGCGATGCTGATTGCTATTCCAGCGGCCATGATCGGAGTGACGATCAGCGCCGCCATAATTAAAATGATCATTCCGCTCCTCCTATCGAAAAATAAGCGGCACCCCGGCGAAGGAGTGCCGCTTTTGGCCAAAAGTATGCTCTTTTAAGGTGTGATCGTCTGATCTGCCTCGTAAGGTGTCGCACCATACCAGATGGCATAAGCTGCATCGCCTTCCTCTGCACGAGCCTTGACATTGCTGTTGTCAAGTCTAGGCATAGCGGAGAAAGAGAGCTCCTGAGTGTTAGGTGTGACGCTGTCCTCTTTGGTAGAAGATCCAACAGAGGGACGAGTTGCCTTGCAGCGATAGAAAAGATGTCTCCTCTTAGCTGCATCACCCTTGAATTCGAATGCGATTGCGAATTCCAAAGGCTCAACATCAGAATTCTCGATGTGCGCACCGTTCTTGTCCTTGGTCTCCAGCATGATGGTCTCAAGGAATGCATCGGGCAGATCTGCCAAAGTGATGCTTCCAGAATAGCCATTGTTTGCTGTGCCCTGATAATAGACCTTATCATCCGCATAAAACGGATCAGAAGATCCCTCAGCATCGAGGGAGAGCTCTGTCGCACCAGGAAGATTGATGATGTCGCCATAAGTAGGCACACCTGCATCGCTGGTGGAAGTGATAGGCCATACATGAGCATTGCTCAAGCCGTAAGTGATTTTATTAGCCATTGTGCTACCTCCTTAGCAATAAAAAACTGTTTGATACATTTTCTCGGATTCGATCCAGGTGGATTCTCCGCCGGACCACACAATCTCGTATTTCTCGAAGAGTGCGATCAGCTTGTCCTCCGCCTCCAGATCTTTGGTCTTGGTGTAGAGCTCCACCGCAAAAGTCGGATGCCACTCATACACCTTGTCATCCGCCAGGAATCTGTCCTTGCCCATCTCAAAATAGGCGATGTATTTATCCCCTTTTGGCGGATTCTTAAATTGATAATACGCAAATTCGATCCCCAGCTCCGTGAGGATCAGATTGATGAGATCATAGCTCATAGCTTCATCCCCTCCACTTCTCTGACGAATTGCTGGGAGACACTGTCATTGACAGCGCCTATGTGCGGAAATGCTTTGGAGCGCCTTCCGGTGCCGGCGATGATGTGGCCAAACTCAAGAAGATGTGTGAGCTGATAGTGCTTGGCATTGTGGATCGTGTAACCCTGCACACCCAGCACATTTCCCTCTTTCTTCTTCGTCCAGCTCTTCGCATAAGATCCCGGAGGATATTTGCGATTGTAGCCATCCGCTCTCACAGGAGAGCTTGTTTTCAGCTGCTTCACACCATCATTGGCCGCCTTCTCGGCTGCCTTGTTGCATTTCTCGATGACTTCATGATTCATGGCATCAATCTCTTTCCGGATCGCATCGCCCAGCTCATCAATCCGGATGATTGTGCCGCTCATGAATTCACCCCTATATTCTTGCGATAATAGAGCTCGATGCCACCATCGTCTGTCGGATAAGTGCGATATATTGAATATCTCACTCCCTCAAGCTCAAGAAGCTCCTCGCCCTCATAGTCTGCGGAATCTCTCAGAAAAGCCATTCCCTCAGGATTCAGTCCGGTCTGTGCAGCCATTGACCACTCCTGTCTGGAAATGCCGTGGAGTGTGGCGAGAAGCGTCCTGGTCACTTCCTCTCCTTCGAGCTGTTGCCCGATGGCATCGGTCTGATATGTAGTTTTGATCAATCCGATGTCAGCCATTCTCTCCATCTTCTGCTTCCTCCTTGTTGTAGTCACCACACAATGCCAGCGCCGCCTTCAAATGCTCATAGGCCTTGCCGAATCTCTCAGCATTCGCATCATATCCGAATTGGCTCTTGAGATAGAGCTTGATGGCCTGCTGGATTGCCTGGTCCTCTACATCTATGACCGCCACTCCTCCGATCGATAAATCAATCAGGCAGGCCTCCATGACCTGCCTGATCTCATCGTCTCTCGTTGTTGTGGCTGTTCTCAGCCATCCTCTGGCTGAGGCAATCAGTTCGGTTGTGATCTCAGCCATGTGTCAGCCCTCCTGTCTTATGCGGAAGCCTTAACAGTAAGGAGTGCGAATGCCTTGTCATCGATCAAAGCGCACTCACTTCTCTCATAACCAGAGTAGATGTATTTGTGAGCCTTGATGTCCTTGTCAGTCTCAACAAGGATGTCAGTGATGACGTTGTTGGTTACCTTGGAAGGATCGCCGATGAGGATCTCGTCATCGGAAACAGAATCCTCGATCTTAACAGGTGCGCCTAAGAGATAGCCCTCGATTCCTTCGTTGGCATTAGCCTGGAAGATGAGGCGGCCTGCAGAATCTTCAAGAGTTGCAAGTCTGTTGTAGAGAGTGAAACGTGTCACATATACAACAGGCTTAGGAGCTCTCTTGAGTGCTGCGAAAGCTGCAGCGATCTCAGGATAGGTCACCTTGCCAACAGCTGCAGTAGTAGTCTTGTTTGCTGCAGCAGTGCCGGTCTTAACAGTGGAAACCATGTCATCAGCGATGGCATCACCGAGGCTCTTTGCGATTTCCTGGATGAGATACTGCTCAAGAGCATCGATGCTCATCTCAGCCTCAGCATAAGAGAGCTCGACAGCCTTTGCGAAGTCGTTACCGGAAAGAGTAACCTTGATGAAAGTATTCTGCTCATCGTCTGCAGGAGCCTTTCCTTCGTTTGCCTTGGTCTGCTTAACAGCTGCACCAGCAGCAACAGCTGTGTGCTTTACGATCTCGATGATGGTGCCGGTCTTAAGAGTGCGGACATCACCAACAATGCTGTGCTCCTTAGATACGAGATCCCAGATCTCATTGAGCATCGTTGTAGGAAGCACATTCGGAGTGTTCTGAGTGGTGTGGATGAAAGCTGTGTTTTCCAGCTTGGTCATCTGGTCATCTCTTCCAGAGATGTGCTTCAAAAATGCGTTTCTGTACTCGACAGAGCTTGCGTCATAAACTTTTTCCATTTTGTTCTCCTCTCCGAGCTTCTGCTCGTTCTGTAAATTTGCCTGGACTACAGTGTCCTTGTTGATAGCGTTCTCTTCTGCCTGAGCTTCCTTCTCTGCCTGGAAGGATGCCTCAAGAGCTTCGATTTCTTTCTTCTTTGCCTCAGCCTCTTCGAGCTTTCCTGCCTGAGCGAGTTTTGCACCCTCAGCCTTGAGCTCTGCTACCTTAGCATTGAATTCCTCTAATTTCATGATTCTACCTCCATGATTATTCTGAAAAATAGTCCAAAAGTGCCTGCTTGCGCTTCTGCATTTTATTGATGACAGAAGGCGGCAACATTCCGCCGACAGATGCTGCCAAGCGGACAGAAGCATCTTCATCCTGGATGCTGTTCTGGCTTCCAGCAATCTTGTCGATCAGACCATAATCGACAGCATCCTGAGCTGTGATCCATGTCTCAGCGTCCATCAGATCAAGAGCATCCTTTTCAGACATTCCAGATTTTTCTGTATATGCTGCGGCGATTGCTCTGTTGGCCTGCTTGAGCATGTTGGAAGCGTGGTCCATATCGTGATAGTTGCCTGCTGCCCATGTTGAGACATTGTGCACCATCATCTGTGCTGTTGGCGCGATGTCTGACTTTCCGGCACAAGCGATCACGCTTGCTGCAGAAGCGGCAAGGCCTACCACATGGATGTTGACTGTGCCAGGATATGATCTGATAGCGGCATAGATCTCGGATCCGGCGAACACATCACCGCCTCCAGAATTGATCTCGATGTCCACATCTTCACCATTCGCCTCTTCAAGAGCGGCGCTGACCTTAGCCGGCGAAACGTAGCTCTCGCCAAACCAATCATAGATCCAGGCATCATCGTTGGCCACGATTGCTCCTTTGATGTCAATCTTCATCTGTGCTACCTCCTTCCGTAGATTTTTCGCTGTTGTCTACAGCTGCGGTGTCAAGTCTCCGGATCGGATCATCTCCGCCAGGAACCGGAGCCAGATTCAAGGTGGCTCTCCATTCGTTTGGAGTTAAAGCGCCACGGTCCACCATTGCCTGCAGATTGAGCTTCGTGGAAATTGATGCTGAATCCCAGGCAGAAGCTTCAAAAACAATCTTGTTTCCGAAAACTCGCTCCCTTCTGGTAAACAATTTCCTCGTGTATTCACCGCCGAGCTGGATGAGTACCGGCTCGACCTCAGCATCGAAATATGAATTGTATTGCTCCTCAGTATATTTTGAGGAGACGATCGCATCATTCGTGTTGAAGAGATCAAAGATCCTCTTCGTGGTGCGATCCATCTGCGCCGCATTCGGCACATAGTCAGTCGGATTGATCTGCTGGGCATCAGCTTTCGCATCCACAGCGGCCACACCCATGCCCTCGGATGTTGCCAGGAAATTGTCAGCGAAATCCTTTGCCTGAGCTTTCAGATCTTCCTTCCTCATGCTGTTTGTAAATTTGAGCAGCCATCTGATGATGGAGCTGTTCTTGATCGCATTGATCACACCCTGATCTGTTGTGGTCACCACATCCAGAAGAGGCACGAGCACCGGAGCGATCGGAGTGCCAAAAATGTCATTCTCATTGAAATCCTGTCTCAGGTGGATGATGTCCTCATAAGGGAATTCATACACCTTGTTATTGTTCAATGTGAATTTCAATCTCAGCTTTCCGGCTGAATCATAAACAGCATCGACCGTCCTTGCGATGATCGGATAGATCTCCATCGGGGATCCATAATCATCTCGGATGATCAGAGCAAAAGCATTCGAATTCAGGCAGAGCTGTGTTGCCAGCTTCTCCTGGAGCATCTGTCCTGTCATAAGCGGATTCGGCTCATCGAGGATGAATCGAATCGCATTGGAAGGATTGACCTTGAGCTCGTGATGTCCTTCTTCATCCACAACATCTCTCAGGTGCTTGGCCACGAGCTTTCCTGTGGCTTTCACCTTTGGGCGGATGCAGCTTCTCACGATGTCAGAATCATAGATCGTGCCATTCCAGCTGATGTAATTGTTGCCGACCTGCTGCATAAGCTCCACACCGGCCACCCGGCGATTGGAGAAAGCAGATCGGATCCTGGAAATAAATCCCATCTTCTCACCTCACTAGATCAGGGACATGTATTCCTCTTTTTTATCCTGGAGCACCACATAAGCATCCAGGAGAGAAGCTGTCCCATCAATTCTCTTTTTCTCTGCGTGTCCTTTGCTCGGCTGGATGTTGCCATTGATGTCTGTCTTGACATAGGTGTTGGCAAAGCACCAGCGATCTATCGGATTGGCATCATACACGATGTTGCCAGCTCCAAAATCTGCCTTGAGATCTTTCATCGGAGCGGAGAGCGTTGCCACACCCTGTCTGACAGGTATCATCACGCTTTTTCCGAATTCCTGTTGAAACTGAGCCAGGAGGCTGTCATCGATGTGCCATGGATCATATCCGATATATAGCGGATAGATGTCCTCCTGATCTCGCATCTCAAGAAACCAATCAAGAAATACACGCTTGTTCACTTTATTGCCCGGCTCCACTCGAAGCAGGCCTCTCGCCTGCCAGATGTCATAAGGGGCATCATCGGGATGGTGCCGGTCTTTCATCTGATCGAGCTTGGCCTGTGGGATCCAATACATCTGTTTGACATAGATCTTCGGATCTCCCGGTCTCATCCCGATCAGCTTTGCACTGTTCAGATCGATGCTGTCAGCTGCATCCATGCCGCCGATTCCATACCGGAGCACGAGATCCTCCGGAAGCTTCTCATCATTGGCCAGCTCATTCCATGACAGCCATGTTGCATCTGAATTCTCTTTTAGGTTGAAATCCTTCACAAGTACAGTCGGAAGGAATGTGTCATCTGACTTCGCTTTATCAACACAGCCCTTGAGGAATTCCGGATCCTTGACGGTGCCAAGTCCGGGATTGGCCTTGATCCACATGTCTGGATTGGTCCATTCCTCTCTGTTGTCCAGCTCATATATCACAGGAAGGAATCTCTCATCCTTGATCGTGCCTTCCAGCACAGCTGTCGCATAGTCATATTGGCTGTCATATATCGAATCTCTGACAAAGCCATTCGTTGTGATGCACCAGAGCATTGGCTGCCTTCTGGCTGACATCGATTGCTTCATCAGATCATAGATGTCTCGATTCTTAATGGCCGCCAGCTCATCGATCACGATACAATGGCCATTCAATCCATCAAGGCTGTTTGTGTTTGATGCCAGCGCCTTGATAAAACCCATATTTACATCGCAATAGAGATCTGTCTGCCTCTTCCGGACATGCTTCGATATGGCCGCGGATTGCTTTGTCATATTGCAGCATTCCACAAAGCCCTTCATCGCCTGGTCTCTTGCCGTGGCGATCTGATAACATTCCGGAGCTCCTTCTTTATCAGCCACAAGCATGTAGAGCTGGATTGCTGACAGAAGAGTTGTCTTGCCGTTCTTTCGAGCGACTATGTTGAGCACTTCCTGATAGCGTCTCAAGTCATCATCATCTACAAAACCATAGGCAGCTTCGAGAAGTGCTTTCTGGTAAAGCTCCAGCTTCAAGCTCTCGCCGATCTTTCCCTGAGACTGTTTGCAGAATTGCTCTATAAACCGGATTGGTCTTGTCGCTCGGCTCTCATCAAAGTGCCACCGGCTCTGACGATGAAGATCATCCAAGAGCTTCTCATATTCTCTCTTGATCTTCTCTCCAGCGACTATCTTTCCATCCAGCACAGCGAGAGCATATCTTTCAAGATCAGTCATCTGATCCTAAGAATGAAAGCAGCTCATCATCCGTGGCTTTGCTGGCTCCCTTCGGGAGCATGGCATCGAGCTGCTTCATTGTCCTTGTATATTGCGCCGACAAGCTGATGTATAAATCAGCATTTGGTCTCTTGCGATCGTATGGATCGCACTTCTCTGATTGCTGGAATGGCTCTGTCCATCCGTTCTCATCCAGATCCTTCTCCAGATCTTCCAGCGTGGCCTTTTGATAGGCAGCTCGCTGGATCAGCCTCTCAGCATTGATCTTGTGAGCAGCATCGATGAGCTTATATTGTTTTTTCAGAGCGGAAACTTCTCTCTTGATTCTCGCTTCTTTTGACATATCTGGCATAAGTCACCTCAAAAGCTCCCAAGGGGAGGCTAAAAAATTGTTACTCAGCTAAAATTGAG